CTCAGCAGGAGGTTGGGGCGGCTGGATGTCAGACCCGAGCGCCATTCCTCCCCCATCGGTCTATAACCAAGCTGTATCTGGTGTCATTGTAAACGAACGTTCTGTCCTCGGAATCATGACTGTCGCCGCCTGTCTCCGTGTCCTCGGGGATGCTGTCGGTGGACTGCAAGTTCATGTACATCGCCAGCAAGGCAATAAGCGCTCATACAAGGATCCTGAAGTAGATCCGCCCGACGTAGTTGAGTCTCCGTGTGCTGACATCGACAGGGAGCAGGTGGACTTTAACCTCGTGGCCTCTTGGGGTCTGGCCGGAAATGCTTATGGCCATGTTATTGATCGCTCTGGGCCACTGGATATGCCTACTCAGATTGAGATATTGAACCCAGCGCAGATCCGGGTAAACATGATCAAGGGTGTTCGGGTAGTGCGGATTGGATCCGATATCGGACCGGTACTGCCTAACCGAGACATCATTCACATTCCTTGGATGTCTCTGCCACAGGGGCTTGTTGGACTTAATCCTATCGAGATCGGAGCTATGGGCTTCGGTTTACCAATAGCAATGCAAGAGTACGGTTCTCGCTATTTCGCTCAGGGTATGAGTCCTAGCGGGATCTACTCGACCGACAAGCCAATGCGACAGGACGATAAAGAGCGACTCATCAAAGAGATCTTGACCCGGCACGGTGGTCTTGCACAGAGCCATACGCCGATCATCATGGACTCAAATGCTAAGTGGCAACAGATCTCAGTTAACCCGCAGACCGCACAGTTGCTCGAAGCCCGAGCGTTCTCTCGTGCTGAGTTGTGCGGGTTTTATGGTGTTCCGGGCCACCTTGTTGGCGACGCTTCCTCTGGGGGCTCAGAGGTATATGGTAAAGGTCTTCAGGAGATGGTTATGGGGTTCGCCCTATTCTCTCTCTCCGGCTATACCCGCAGAGCTGACAGGTTCTACACAAGCCTGTTGCCAGCCGGTTACTACGTTCGTAGAAACGTTAGCGACCTGTTTAAGACGAACGACCAAATGCTCGGAGAATACATAAACGCTTTGCGTATGGCTGCCGTGGCTACACCGAATGAGTGCCGTGAGTTCTTGCATCTTCCTCCATCTATAGAAGATGGTGCGGACAGTCTATGGGGACCGATTAACTCGGCTCACTCGGACTTTATGATCTCGGGTGGTGGCGCTCTAGCAGCGACACAATCCGCAGCGGACACAGGGGCGGCACAGAATGCTCCTAAATCGCCAGGCAATACCCCGCCAGGAACTGAGGGTACTCCGCCTCCTAAGTCTTCGGCCCAGAATGGCGGGCCGAAGACTCCTGCTCCTGCAGCCGGATCCTAATGTCTAAGCTGCCTTGGAAGGTAAGCGAACGAGGAGATTTCGTCCCATACGTTGCTCCTAAGAGCAACGAGCGGGCGGTAATACAACCACCGTGGTCTATTCAGGAACGTCTTAACGTAGATGAGACTGAACAGAAGACCCAGATCCATGTATACCACGGAGAGTTTGGCGGTAACGAAGGCGGTGCTCCCAGCGGCGGTGGAGGGGCTGGCGCAGACACTGGACCGCCTCCTGTCGATACGAGCGATACAACTTGGGCCACCTCTGGCGATCCTATGACAGTTGAATCCTTGCAGCAAATGTTTGCGCAACGGCCGGATGGTGGAACCGTTAATCCTCGTGATGGCAGCTCCCCTCAGACTGGATATCAGGTTGCTGGTGTTCAGGCGCAGCTACCGTATAGTGCTGATCCAGCAGTAATGGCTCAGACAGTAATGGATCATTTGAACGCCAATAAGGATCTGTATGCTAGGTCTGATATGCAGATCGGCTGGTGGCAGGATAAACAGGGAAACTTTGTAGTAGAACCCTCTCAGACCGTACAAGGTGTTGCTGCGGCCGCATACTTAGGGGTTACCCGTAACCAGCAGGAGATATGGAACAACGCTGCGAATGCTCGCATAAGCGCAGCCGAGGCTACCGGAGTTAATCCTGATGGAACTATCTTCACCAGAGATGTTAATGGCAATCCGACTGATAAAAGTTTTGAGCTACCTGGTATTCCTACGTTTGGTACTGGGGACTTTGGTAAGGCGAACGAGAACTACCGGCCGGATCCTGGTGTATATGCGCTTATCTCTGGTAGCGTTAATCAGCCAGGAACGAACGGGTCTAACCCTACTGATCTAGGTCTATCACAGGCTGTTCAGGACAAATTGGAGGTCAGAGCTGAGGCCATTCCTGGTATCCTATCAGAGGCCCATATGGCGCAGAATGCCCTTGACAAGTCTCAGAATATGACGGCAGCTCAAGTTGCCTATGGGCTTTGCTGGTATGGAAGGGCGCACAATGAGGCTAAGGATATAGCAGAGAAGACCGGCACTACCATTCAGGTTGCTGCTGCCTCCATTGCAGCTACCTCGGCACAGACAAAGATTGCCTCAAACATGGCGGCTGCTCGGTATATACTAGGCAAGGCTACGAGTGATGCGGTTGTCAGTGTTCCTGACGCTATCCTCCAGCAGTACAATACGGACAAGGGTATAAACATCCAGAACGGATTGCGCCTTAGTCAGCAGGACGATACTAAAACTGCTGCCTTCGCAGTTATGGGCATGATGAAGGCAGATCAGGTTCTCTGCAATACTGCGTGGGGCGCTAAGGCTAATGGGGACCCCTGTGTTGTCGCTGCCACCTTTGGGAGTGACGGTGCTGGTAAAGTTATCGAGTTGGGCTTAGGGCATGTAGTTGGGGATTCGAGCACGCTTGTTACCCCTAGCACCATACTGTCTCCTACGGGGGCAATGAAAGAGCGTAACTACGTCAACAACATTATAGATCCAAGTGCGGCGCAGTTTATTACCATTGACACGCATGCGTCAACTGTACTGTCAAGTGATCCCTCAATGAAGCCTGATGTTACCTACGGTATGATGCTGTCCGGTCCTGACGTTAAGGCTGAGGGTTATGTGGGGCAAGGCATATATCCGTTGGCGGTACAGGCTATGCAGGATGCTGCTGGTTCGTTTGCTAGCCAGCAAGGGCTCGACATCAACGCTATAGAGTTTATGGCGATGACCTTTGCTAATGACATTGACAACAAGGCTGGAGCGAATGCTGGATCTGGTGGTACCTCTCAGTCTCAGCAGTCCGCTACACACGACACGGTTGCTTCTACCATAGCGCCGCTACCGGCACCTCTTACGCCCGCCGTGCAGCCGCACGATGTAACCGATCTGCAGGAGGCTCTTGCTATTATTCAGGCAGGACCAAAGGACTCAGCGCTAGGGTACGTACAGACTACTAGTCAAGAGAAAGCGACCAATAAACCAGCTGACACGTCGAACGAGGTCTTCGGCGAGGGCTACGAAGAGTTCGAGACCGACCCTAGCGCATATAGTTGGGCAGCGGACAATATGGTATTCAGTTCTAAGTCAGAGAAGGACTGTAAAGCGGATGTTGCTACCAGGATATCTGCCAACTGTACAGCTAGTACAGAGGACCTAATTGCGGCGGCTGGATTAGATAGGCCAATTATGGGCTCTACAGTGCCCCCCATAGAGCAGCTATCGGCGGCAGGTAAAGAGCGAGAAGCTGCTGTTTCGACGCTTATCGGTCAGTGGGCGCAAACCTCAAATGACCATGACCCTGCTAGCCTTGCTATGCAAGAAGCAGTAAAGAAAGAGTTTGGTCTTACGGATACAAAAGAGTGGCAGAAAGCGGGTCCAGCACAGGCAGCTATCACCGCCGAGCATGGTGCTACTCTCCAGGCATTTGTCCGGGCGCAATACAACGATACTCAGCAGATGCTCAAGGATCAGGGAGTGACCAGTGTACAGCTACAGCGAGGGCAGAGTGAACCTCCTCCAGTGACTACGTATACGCCTGTAGCGGGGGTTCAGAACAATCCTAGTACCAACACCGCCCAAATGCGACCGGCGTCATCGTGGTCATTGTCTTATGCCTCGGCCTCTAAGTTTGGCGATGTGATGATGGCAGCTCAGGTGCCAGCTTCTCAAATACTATCTACTCCTCGTACCGGGTTTGGTTGTCTCAATGAGCATGAGATGGTGGTCCTTGGTAACGTAAATAATGCGACCATAGAAGACACCAAGGAAAACCGTCATGGATAATAACTTCGATGAAGATTGGATTAAAGTCGGAACATGGGATGTCAGGGATCCCTACACGCACGAGCCAGTTACTACCCTTGAGGGTTTGTGTCCTATGGGGATGCTTAACCGGTCGGTGATAGAACATTGGACTACGCTTCCGTGTTGGAAAGCAGCGCCAGCTAGCCTTAAAGCAAATGCTGTGGAGTACCTCAAAGGAGGTAATCCTAATGGTTAAGCCAGAACAGATAGAATCTGATCTCTTAGTGCTAAGCTGGGCTGGTGTTCCAGACCTGCCATACATACGAGAGATGGTAGTGACACTTGAGGATGCTGCTGAGACAGAGCGTTTATTTAGCGCCTTCGGAATAGCTACGAATCAAGACTATGGAGAGATGAACTGGATGGCCGAGATTCTTGGCATTGCCCATCATAACATAGAGATTACAAATGGCACGGTATCTCCGGCGCCTTTAGGAGGAGAGACAAATGGATAGTTATGAGACTCGCCTAGCCGGGTACGAAGACCAGATAAGAGCTAAGTACACTCAGGCTGAGCGGGACGAAATGGCGAAGTCCGGCGAGGCCATGTCTGATGGCTCCTACCCAATCGCAGATAAGGCGGATTTGAAAAATGCCATACGGGCTGTGGGCCGTGGCAACGCTGACCATTCGGCCATACGAAAGCACATCATTAAACGAGCAAAGTCCCTCGGCGCTTCGGCGTCTATACCGGAGAACTGGGCGAGTGATGGCACGCTTACTGACAAGAAAGCGGCACTCTGGCTGAATTGGCAAGAGCGTCAAAAGGAAATCACCCCGGTCACGGATGACGATGACGACTCGGACGATATGTGGAATAGCGATCTTAGCAACTTGCTGAGTGGCGCTGTATGCGACGAGTTTAGTAAGAAAAACGACTTTTGCTATGTCTGTGACTTCAATGAGGACACCGTAATCTATTGTGTTAACGGAGACTGCTTTCAGGCGTCTTATACAGTGGATGGAGACAAGGTGGACTTTGGAAAGGAAACGGAAGTGGAGCGGGTTACTAGCTATGTCGAGAAGAAGTCAGCCGAGATGACAATACCGGCAGTGCCAAAGAAACATTGGTCACAGCGGGAGATTGATCCACCCGCTGTAGCTGACTTCCAGGTGCGTGCCGATGAAGGTGCTACCGAGGCGACCCTAGTAGGGTGGGCCTCGACTACCGGGGATGCGTACCCAGTGCTGGACTGGATGGGTGAGTACGACGAAACAATCATGCCGGGGGCATTCGGTAAGACTCTCAAGGAGTCGGACTATATCCCATATCTCGTGGACCACAAAGGTGATGTGTTAGCGTCCTGGCATCAGGACTCTGGGCGTACTATGGACATGGCCGAGGACGGCCGTGGCCTTCGTACTGAGGCGCACCTAGACATCATAGAGAATACCTCTAGTAGGAACCTCGTGTCCGGGGTAAAGCGTGGGGATTACTCGAAGATGTCCTTTGCCTTTCGGGCTACCAAAGAGGATTGGAACGAGGCATACACTAAGCGAAGTGTGCTTGAGTGCCAGGTATTCGACGCATCGGTAGTGAAGTCGCCGGCTAATAAGCTGACGGCCGTGGGCCTCAGGTCCGATGTCCTAGACATTATTGGTCGTGAAGGTGTCACTACTTTCCGAACTGCTCAGCTTGTGTATGGCCAGTTCATTGAAGTCCGTTCTCTAGCTGAGGGTGATGAGCCTGTCTTCGAGGATGCTATCAGAGCCTTGAAGTTTATGGATGAGCGTATGACAGCTCAGAGCCAGTATATGTACTGCAGTAGGGCTCGTACCTTCGCTGTGGTGAACTGCATAGAGCAGCTTCGTCAGGGCAAGACAATTTCCAGCGCTAACGAGCAGCTTCTAAAGGATGCACTGGACGCTCTCGGTCAGGGTGCTAATGGCCTCAAGACGGCCGCTACTGGAAATGCCGAAGCTGCTACTGCCATTCGTGCAACCCTAGGGGATAGCGATCCGCAGGAAAGCGGTACTAAGGCCAGTAACAACGGCGGCCTCGATACCGGCAAGCTAAACGATGGAAATCCTGTACTTCCTGCGGACGGTGCCGGAGTGCGATCTATTCCTCTTGCTGTTCGCCTTGCTAAGGCTCAGGCCGAGGTACTGCGTTTGCGGTCTATCAAATAACCTATCTAGTATATATGCAGGTCAAGTTAGGTCTACTTGACAACTGTATAAAAGTAAGATAGGTTGGAGTATAGAGGAGGAATCACTCCTCACGAAAAATAGGAGACAACTATTATGCCAGCCTTTGGTTTGCCAAACTACGCACAAGGTATTGTCTTTGTGCCTGTTGCAGCTACTGGGGCAGCGGCCGCTTATACGGCGAAGGCTAATGACGTTGTGATTTGTGAAGGTGGGGCCACCGGGCCTGCAGTTACCATTACACTTCCGACGATTGTTGGCTTGCTTCCTCTGGTTGCAGAACAGCCGCCTGTTGGGGCGTCTGGCCCATTCTTCCCGCAGGGTAACAACGCCGATGACGTGAAAGTCATTGTACGTACTATTGCTGGGGCTACTGGTGCAGCGTATCCTAAGGTCATTACGACCGACGGTTCGCTCATTAACGGCGCATCCGGTGGCTCAGGTCTTTCCGCCGTTGCTGCCAACTCTGGATACACGTTCGTATCTAAGGGTGGGAACTGGTACACGGTTTAATCGTGAACTTTGCCTGCGACATAGACGGCGTGCTCGACGCATTCCCAGCCGAGATGCTGGCGTTGTGCTCGTCCTTACAGGCGGGTGCCAATCACGTATACATCATCACTGGGGTTGAGGAAGACGCAGTAACCAAGGAAGATGTCGCAAGCAAAGAGGCTTATCTCATTGGACTGGGCTTCGGCAAAGGCAGCTATTTCAAGCTGATTGTACTGCCTAAGCCCCACGACGTAAACAAAGCAAAGGCGATTAAGGATAACGATATCGCTATGCTCTTTGATAATAGTAAGGAAAATCTGCGAGCCGCTAAGGGCCTTTGCCCTTGCTGGCTGTTATGGCAGACCAAGGAAGATTAAAGATAAAGCCGGATCCGATGTACCACTCTCAATGCCCGAGAGCCGGACTGATGGGAACCACTTTGTAAGCTAAACCGGACAATATGTCCACATGACACAATGTCCGAATAAACCTACAAGCCTATTGGAGGGCATATTATGTCTAAGGAAACGAAGGCGGCTCTTGCCGCACTCGTCGCAGAGCGTGCAGCGCTCGTGACTGAGTTGGAGGCTGTGGTCAATGCCGCAGCTACGGAGACTCGTGATTTCACCCCCGAGGAAAACTTTTCTCGTGGTGAGTTGACGGTCAAGATTCAGGCTCGTGAGGACGCTATTGCAGCGGCCAAGCAGGCCCGTACGGACGCCAAGAAAGAAGCGAAAGCTGTCTCGGCTCGTCAGCTCTACGGGTTGCCGTATCAGACTAACGGCACCGGTATGCTTGAGAAGCTGTCCGAGCACCGTGTCTACGAAAAGGGCAACGGTCGTTCGTTCTTGCAGGACGCAGCTATCGCCGGTTTCGGCGCTGGCCTTGGGGCTCGCTACTTTGGCGCAGTTGAGCGCTTGCAGCGTCACGGTCAGGAAAACCACATTGTGGCTACCGAGATCGACGCAAAGGTCACTCGTAGCTCCACTGAGCAGTACTTCCTAGATCAGATGATAGAAGCCAAGAACCCTCGTGAAGATAACCACGGCCACGTTTATTCGTACCGTGACTTTGCCGGTTCGGTGCAAGAGCGTGCGCTGAGTATTTCTCAGGGCGCAGGTGGCGAGTTTGTACCGCCTTTGTTCTCTACTCTAGAGTGGATTGCTTTCATGCGTGCGGGTCGCCCCCTAGCTGACTGCCAGAACAAGCAGCCTCTTCCTGACGGTACTATGAACATTAACATCCCTAAGGTTGTTGGTGGTACTGCAGTTGGTCCGCAGTATGGCGGCGAGAATACCAACGTTCCTGAGGTCGACTTGCAGACTGCGTATGTCTCTCTGCCGGTTGTGCTGAAGGCCGGTGGGCAGCTCATCTCCTTGCAGTTGCTTGAGCGTTCGCCTATTGCTTTCGACCAGATGGCCTTCCAAGACCTTGGCAAAGCGTATGCGCAGGCTGTTGACTATGCTGTTGCCGCTGGCAATGGCTCCAACAGCTTCCAGCTCTACGCCAGCAATAACGGACCAGACGTTGTCGGTATTCTGAATACCGTCGGCATTAATAACGTTACGTGGACCACTTCCACTCCGACCCTTAAGGGCCTGTATGGTCAGCTTGGTCAGGCTAAGGCCGACGTGTTTAGCACGTTGTTCCTTCCGTCCACGCACGCCTTTATGACTCCTACGTATTGGGAATCTATCGCTGCTCAGTTTGACAGCGTTGGTCGTCCGTTGGTTGTGCCGTCCTATCAGGGTCCGTTTAACACGGCAGCTCTGGCTACGGATGCCGGTCTTAACTTGGCCGAAGGTCCTACTGGTACTCGTCTGTTCGGGCTTGACACCTATGCGGATGCTAACATTCCGCAACAGCTTGGTTCGGCTAATAACCAATCTGTTATCCTTGGTGGTAGGTTCGAAGAGAACTACTTGTTCGAGTCTCCTGTTGTGACTAGGGTGCTTCCACAGACCTATGGTAACCAGCTTTCTGTGTTGCTTCAGATCTATGGCTACATCGCATTCACCGCAGCTCGGTATGCCAACGCTAACTTCGTGGTTAGTGGCACTGGACTCGTAACGCCTGTATTCAATAGCTAAGCTATGAGGCCCTTTGCAGCAGGGCTAAGGTCCGGCAAGCTGTCAATAGAAGAGCCGGGCTTACCAATCCTCCTTATCGTTACTCGATAAGGCTAAGTGTGGGGCAAGGGGATCCGTGCGGCGGGCAACGTCTGATCCCCTGCTCCGCTTTCAACCGAAGGGAATGTGATGTCACAACCATCAGCTATTATTAGGGCGCTTGAGACTGAGCGTGAACGCTATAAGAGCGATAAAGAGCATGTCCGATTGATTGATATTGAGCTGGACTATTACAAGGCGCAGCCTGTTCCCGCAGAAGTGACTACCGATCAGGGAGTACTTGTGGCCGACAGAACGGAAGCGTATCTCGCTGCATTACGGGTTGAGAAGGCTCGCTATCCGAACCGTGCCAAAGAGATTGATGTTGAGATTAAGCGCACTGAGGCTGATAAGCACAAGGGAGTCGAGCGCACGGTAGAGCATACTCGTGGCGTTCAGAGGGCAGTAGAAGACCACGATTTGCCTGAGTAAGATGGCGCTAACACATACTCGTACCTGCCAAAGAAAGAGCTGTGGTCTTCGTGTTTACTAGCGTCTTGCTTACTGCGGGTCCATTTTTAGACGGTGCCGGTAATCCTATGCAGGGTTCGATTACTGTGTCGCTAAGCCAAGTAATGAGCAATGGCGGGGTAGTTGTTATCCCTAGTTCAAGAGTTATTGAGCTGGACGTTAATGGGGAAATCTCTACTCTAGTAGGCGATACCCTGGTACCCGGCATCACCTTCTATGCTAATCTGGACCTGGATACCGTTCCGTATCGTGGGGCGTGGTACCAGATCACTGAGCAGTTCATCACAGAGTCTTCGCAGGGTCAGCAGCGAGATTACTCCATACAGATTCCGGCGTTCGAGTCGCCGTACCTGTGGACTTTTAATACTGGCACCACTACTGGCACTTGTGGTCCTGGCCTTGTCGGCATTAACTCGGTTGCTCCTTCTGGAGCTACTGAGCTATTCGTGAGTGTCACAGACTCTATAGGGCAGTCGGTAGCAGCGTGGGTTGACGGTCTTGTTGGTGGTAATGTCTGCGTTTATAGCGTGTCTAACCAAGGCGCATATGCTATCTACAACGTAACTAGTTATACGATCTTAGGACAAGTTATAGTTCTCGCTGTCGATTATGTAGAGTCGAATGGATCCGTGGGGACGCAGGTTGCGGATCTCGCCCTAGGACAGCCGATCACTACTATCGACCTTTCAGACCTAATGCCTGGTACTCCTGGGGGATTCAATCCTACCAAGAATAACCCCTCAGGATCTGTGCAATGGACTACCTACCTAGACATGCCAGAGGTCTTAGCGTGGTTGCAGTTCACAGATGCTCCGGCGCCAGGATCGAATCAGTCTGGTCTGTTACAACGCCTCATAGACTCGGCGTGCTGCATAGCTCAAGATATAGCCAACCGCCCACTATGCCCGACGACTTTCCAAGAGCGGCACGACGGCTGGTCTGGTGAGTACATACAGCTTCATTACTCTCCAATAATCCAGCTAGTGCAATGTCAAGAGTGGCAATCTACTGGTGGCTTTATCCAGCTCCCAGAGTCAACACCGCAGAGTCCGGTGGAGGGCGTTCAAGTAGACTACCGCACTGGGCAGATTATGCGTGTGTTCGCCGGCTACTCATGGCCTCGGCCGTTCTATCCGGGCTCAAGAAACATCGAGGTAACTTACGTCGGCGGATACGATCCTGTGCCGCACAACGTATGGATGGCTACTGTTAATCTAGTGGCCTTCTGGTGGCGTAATTGGTACCAAGCAAGTAGAACATTTACTAAGGGTGAAGCACCTAGGCAGTCTGCAACGGTCGACACTTGGCCCGGAGTTCCAAATGAGATAGCTCAAGTGTTTGAATCCTTTTATCTACATACTGTAGGCTAGCAGAAGATGACTAGCACCACTTTGCCCTCTGCTGCACCTGCTTCTTATAATGCTTACTACGGGTTTATTGCTGCCCTTGCTGCTGCATATAGCCCGCCTATCTTTGTGGCGCAAGCCGAGCTGGTAGAGTATCAGCCTGGCTCGTACATCATTGTTGAAGGTATTTTTGACGATGTGTATGACATCGAGTCTACCGGCTACACCTTCATCGAGTCTTTTAGCATAGAAGGTAACATTTCAACCTTCTCTGGTCAGGACGGAGGAACTGTTCCTGGCACTGTTATGACACAAACTTATGCCATTTATACTGACATTATCATGGCCGCTGCAGTCACTAATCGAGGCGGGAACGGTATACCAGTCCTCGGCATTACAGAGTATCCTTGGCCCTACCAGTTGAAAGTGCATAAGGGCAATTATACCCACTCGCCAGGCAACATTGGCGGGGCGCAGGCCGGTTGGCAGGGTACACTGAGTTGGTCTATTGACCTAAAGAGTTTAATAGCGCCCGCCTAAAGGGCTGATTAAGGAGAAATATAATGGCAGGGATTGGTTCTGGCCTCGGGGGTTTTTGTGCAATTGCTCAAGGCTCTAATACAGCAGACGAATACTCCGTTATCGCTGACTATGTAGCCCCGACGAGGGCTGTGCCGGTCAAGTCAGCTAAGGGCACATATAATCCGCATAAGGTTCAGGGTGGACCGTACATCCGTTATCAGGGTGGATCCGGCGTTATTGACCTTGGCTCGGCAAACGTGGCCGTCTACCAAGACGCTCAGGTTGCTATGTCCGGAGACTTCATTAATACTTCTATGGCTTTGATGGTGGCTCAGGTGTTTGGTGGATTGGCGATTGCTGATCCCATCGCATTGACGGCGCTAGATAGTACGACTGCTTACCAGTTGACCGACGCAGATGCTACTCCTGCTGGCCTATACGTTCAGGACGGCACTTGGGTAGATATGGAATTGGGCGTGCCGGATACGAGTGGTGTCGTGCATTACCAGGACTACATTAACGGCAAGTTGACCAAGGCCGAATGGGTGTTTCCTAGAGACAACATTGTTACATTCTCTTATGACTGGGACTACGCATATGTAGTCTTGACGGATGTGCAAGCGAGTACCTTTGAGGAGCCCTCCGGGTTCGTTCCTTTCACCATGCCAAACAGCTCTAGCCTATTTACAGTGGGCGCAGACAGCATCGATGGTTGTCGCAAGATTACTGTCACACTTACGCCAAAACTTGCTACCGACCGTATCTATGTTGGTAAGCAGTACAAGGAGGAGCCTATCACTAACGGGCTTATCGAGATCACTGTGGCGCTCGACATGGACTATACGCCTACAGCTAAGTCTGACATATTCGATCTATTCATTCAGCCAACCTATCCGTACTTCGCTAACCTTGGTGCTACGGTTATCTCGGCCGTTGGCGGAGAGATCGGAGCGTCTAGTCATAACGATACATTCACGCTAAAGCTGCCAGAGTTGAACATTCAGACTGGTGGCGAAGCGCCACTGGAAGGCTTGGACATCGTGAAGAACACGATTAACCTGAAGGCCACTATTTCGGCCGCAGGAGTCAGTCCTTCATTCAATCTCATTACGGCGGATACCACATACTAAGCCAATAATCCAATACCCGGAAGGATACAAAACGACATGCCCGAGTCAACATTTAAGTTCAATGGTGAGGATCTTACCTTCTCGCCAGAGCAGGATATTGGAATCTCTGAGCTGCGCCACATTAAAGCTTGGTTTCCCGACCTAGGGGACTATCAGACCTTTACCATGCAAGCGTCCCTAGGGGATCCTGACGCTGTGGCATGTATCATTTGGATAGCTCAGCGGAAAGCTGGAAATAAGAAAGTGCGAGAGCCGATCAACTTTCCCGATTTTTCAATCGGCGAAGTTGTCGGCTCTTTTGCGTCCGATGGGGTGCGTACTGTTGCCAAAGTACCTCCTCTCCGTTTGATGCTTAATGGCGAGGAGTATACTTTCGACATCGAGAAGGAACTTACGCATAAGGTACTAAAGCAGATTAAGAAATGGTACCCGCCGTTGGGTTCGCTAGTGCGCTTTACGGTAGGTATGTTTCGTGGAGATCCTGACGCTTTGGCTTGTATTGCCTGGATCTGCTGGGGTGGCCCTACTGATAAGACCGTTCAGACTCCTAATCAGATTGACCTTGCTGCGGGCGGTCTAATAGACTCGTATGACTTTGATGAGCCGGAGCCCCCAGAGGAGCCGGATATCCCTGAAACACGGTTATCTACTATAGGAGATGCTGTGGCTAAAGAGGACCCTCCGCAGCCCTCCGATGGAAAAAGCTCGTCGGAGGGGATCCAGACGACATCTGGGGATGGCAGCCCTACATCTCACTCGTTCTCGGCATCGGGCCGGTAGAAGCCGAGCGCCGACCGTTCCTAGAGTATATCTCCTGGATCTATTTTATAGAGGATGTGTACTTTGATTCAATCTTTCCTGCGCTGTGCGGGGGTAAGGTGCGGTAGTGAGTACTAAAAGCATGATGCGTGTGGATTCTCGGGAGGCCGAGGATTATCAGAAGCGTATACAGCGAGATACATCTCGTGTTATTAACCGTGCCATGAGAGATATGGTTAGGGATGCTCGTGATCTTGCTCGTGCTCATGTGCCGCACAATATGGATCGTAAGGATATAGCATCTGGTTCAGATGGCCGTGGCGCATACGTTAAGGCAGAGGGTGGCCCGGCTGCTTATGACGCTGGCAAGGGTGCTGTTCCAGGAGGACCTATCGGATCTACTTTTGATCACCCTGTATTTGCTAGTAATGCTATCCCAAGAAATCAGTGGAACTGGGCTACACAGCGCACACATCCATTTATTGAACTGGCAGTAGAGGAAGTAGAACGGGATGCTGATCTCGTTATCTCGGTATCAATGCAAGCAATGTTAGATGAGGAAACCGTTTAATGGTCGCAAAAGTAGTTGTGTATTTTCTTGGCAATAATGATGACCTTAAGGCCAAGTATGCCGAGAATGACGCCCTTCTAGATGAGATGGGCAACAAGGGCTCAGAGGCCGGCTCCAAGATGGGCGAAGGCCTTTCCCTAGGTTTTACCTCTAAGGCCAAAGGTCTTGGTGGCGTCTTTACATCCATTGGCAATGAGATGTCAAATATGGGCTTGCCATTCGGTAATGCCTTAACTAAGATGGGTAGTCAGATGTCTGCCGCTGAGGGGGAGGCAGGGTCGCTTAGAATTAGCCTGGAATCTATCGGTAAAGTGTCCTGGGCTGTCGGCATCGTCGGCGCCATTGCCGTAGTGGGCGAGGGCGTTAAGATGTGGGACAGCTACGAGAAGTCTCTCGTAGCTGTAGATACTGTTGCCAGAAACACTGGCGCCAATATGGGTCAGTTCTCTAAGCAACTAACCCAGGCACAGGGCGCAGCGGCCAAGATGGGCTTTGATAACACAGACGTTGCATCGTCTATGGCTAACCTTACTATGGCCACTGGTAACACTAAGAAGGCGTTCGCTGATATGGGCCTGGTCGAAGACTTGGCTAGGTATAAGAACGTGTCACTGGCTTCGGCTGCTGACGCTTTGGACCACGTCTATGGCGGTTCTACTCGTACTCTCATGACCTGGGGTATTAACATCGACGTATCGTCAGGCCGTTTGCATTCATTGCAGACAGAGATGCAGGCAGTGCAAAAGGCAAACTTGGCTGTAGCTAATGTGCAGGAGCGATTTAACTCTGGTCTTATATCTGGTGCTCAGTACTCGACGGCCTTGAGCGCTGCTCAGCTTGCCTTAAAGGACGCTAATACTAACTACGCTGTTTCCGCCCAGTCTATTAATAAGATCCTTTCTGTTCTTAGGGATAGAACTAATGGCGCCGCCGAGGCATTCTCTAAAACGTTCGCTGGCCAGATTCAGGCTGCTCGGGCAGAGCTGCATAACTTTGGTGCGGTCATTGGCCATGACGTAGTAGATAACATTGAGAAGATAGAAGTAGTTATCTCCAAAGTTATTGCTTGGTTCGAGAAGTTTAAGATAGCTGCCGTGTTGTTAGGTGCTGTCATTGGTGGTCCGATAATTGTTGGTATGCTGTTTACTCTTATTGAGACTCTTGGCCGGATTGGTACCTATCTCTTAACGGCGGGCGGTCACATCAATACATTTGGATTGAAAGCTGAGGCCGCTGGTGCTCAAGTAAATCCGCTGAAGGCTTCTATTGACACGCTAAATGGTAATATGACTACCATGAATACTCAACTTTTGGAAGCTAAAACTAATCTTGCAGCAGTAGGTAAGGCAGCACAAGGGGCTGTTGGTCCTGTCACTGATCTACAGCTTTCCGCTGAGGAGCTGAGCAACCAAGTTCAAGCAGCTACGCTCAGTACCGATGGCTTGACTGAGGCGATATCGACCGGCGTTCCTGCAGCTTCTGCCGTTGCTGTGCCCGCCTTGGATTCTATTGGTACTGCTATCGACGGACTGATGGGTCCAATCGGACTTGTAATGATGGGACTCTCCGCATTATTGGGGGTATTTGATGAGGTGGATAAGGCTGGGCAGGCTTCGGCAGCAGCTGAGACACCAGTAGCCGGTTTGAATGATAAGTTTCAAGCAACTCTTGGCGGCGGCAGCTACAACGCTATGGGCAAGTTTGTGCCCACCTCTAGAGCTAATCTTATGAAAGGTCTAAATGCTGACATAGCCCAAACACTGGCATACAGGAACCAGCAGCAGGGTGCTGTTGCAGGGAGTACATTTTATGATAAAAGAGCAGGGTTCGCCGGAACAGAAACTCTTACATCGGCAGAGTATAACAAGCTTCCGAAAGATAAAAGAGCAGGCTATGACGCACAACACCGGGCAGCATCTCCGGCTTCTGCTCAATGGAACGAAGCGAATGCTGAGTATATAGGAGAGAAGCACGCAGCAAGCCTATCTAAGACTGATCCTAAGGAGTTTGCCCATGATATAGCGTCAGCGATAAACTATCAGCAGACTACGTCAGCTGGGGCCGCCGCAGCCGCACAGGCAAAGATACTATCTGAGGAGTTTTTGGCAGACTCTAAGAATAAGGACACTTCTGGTAAGCCTAGTTCTAGTTCTAGTAGTCCTAATGCCGGTACTACCATTAGCACTACGCTGGCGACTGGTAATGCTATGCTGCAACAAATGCAGGCGGCTTTACAGTCGGGTACTGTTCAGTCCTTGGAGCCGTATATGCAGCACGGCGGCACAACTGGCGGCGCCCCACTCGG